CTCAGCGAAGGAGGTGTACCGCGAGTGGCTCGATAAGATGGTGAAGGGCGGTTTTGATCCGAACACACCACTGGACAAAGCAACCCTTTATGAGTGGACCAAGCGCTCCGCTGACCTCAAGCTGGAAACTATTCTCAAGCCCGACACGAAGGCACCCAGGCAGATTCTCGCCGCTGACCCCAGGTTTGTTCTAGCAACCGCACCGTTCATCAAGAAGTTGACCGGATACATGTACCGTTGCTGGTCTGGGCGCAAGGACTTCATATGCGGCCCCAACTCAGACCCCATTGAGTGCGGAGTCGCGGTTGCGGAGTGCACTTACCCAAACAAGGCCAACGTGGACTTCGACGAATACGATTCTTGCCAAGACGAGAGCATGGGGCGCCGCGAGGCGTACTATTGCAAGCGTATGGGCATGGGAGTCGCAGGAGTGCAACTGATGCTCGCCAACTTGAACACCCATGGCGGGTCGAGGTTGGGTTACAAGTTCTCCTGCCCATACATCCGCAATAGTGGTGATCCATGGACCACTCTGTTCAACACCATGTGGGCACAGGGCAACGTGAGCTACGCGTTGTGCGGCAATGGGGAGACTGACTATCACCCGGCTGGCAAGCTTATTCTAGCCGGCGGTGATGACGTCGATGCGCTTTACGACGGCCCTCGAGTCGACATTGCCGCTAGAACTGCGGAGATCGGCATGCCGAGCACCGTAGAGCACGTCAACGAGAAACATCGCCTGGAGTTCCTCAACTGTCGCTGGACCATCACTTCCAAGGGACCTATGTTCCTGGAAAAGTGTGGCCACGTCTTCGCCAAACTCGCTTATAGTGTCAACGCGACTCCCCTGACTGCGGCGTCTATCGGTCGCGGCGCGGCCCTGTCCTTCCGCAAGAGAGCTCGCGGCAACCCCCCTCTGCGCGCCTTCATCGACTGGGTTCTTTCTCGTTCCAAGGGCGTCAACGCCATCATGCCCAAACGTGAGGCCCACAAGCTGAATCGCGTCGACCTTGACTCAGGCGAGGCAACACCTGAGACCTGGGCCCACCTCTGGGACATTTATGCCTGGACCCCCGAAATGAACAAGGCCCTCGTCACTGAGCTGGAGAGTGTCCCCAAGTTGGGACTGACCGTGGACTCCCCGCTCCTCGCTTACCTCATCGACATCGATGACGGCAGAACCCCCAAGCCAGCGCCTGGAACCCCAATTGGCCCCGCCGTGACCACTCCGATCCCGCGTATGGTGGCTCTCCGCAACGCCTTGCATGCCGTTTCCGCTAGGCTGCGCGGTGGCATCGGCAAGCGCCCCATCAACTTCATTGAAGAGCCTGAGGCTGACGAGTTCTCCATCAACGACGACCTGCAGCAGAACCTCCTCGAGGAGCACCGGTTGTTAAACCAGCAGGTTGGAGATGCTACGGAGATCGCTGAAGAGTGGAGCCTGTCGCGTGAAGCTAGGAACAAGAAAGCGTATACTGACGATGGCAATGAGTCAGTCACCCCCCCGACTCCATCACGCGCGCGCCCCATTGCATCCAAGCCCTTCACGATTTGCTTTGGCGACGCGCACCCGCGGCCTCTCGTGATGCCCCCCGACGCCACCATCGGCAGACTACTCGAAGAGCTCGAGCGCATCAGAGCCGGGAGGTATTACGTCTTCAGAGCTGCCGAGGCGGTGCGACTCACTCTTTTTGCTCCTATGCCACATGCTGGTGACACCATATTCCACGAGACGGCTATTCCACTCCTCTTCAGCGGCCCACCCGTTGGCGGCGCCGAAGCGTGGCAAGAGGTCTTCGTCCGCATCTTCGACAAGCCCTCATGCATCGTTCCCGCTTCAACCGTTTCCTCCGCTATCGAACAAGCCTGCCGACGCCACGACATCCCCGTTCCAGACGAGTCCGAGTGCGTCACGTCCATGGCGGGTCACCCTGTGCCGTGGAGCACCCCAGTTCACACTGACGCCATGATCACCGTCACGCCCAAACTGCGTGGAGGCACAATCGGCGCCTTAGTGGCGGTGGCCGCCGCGGCCAAGTCGCTGCTCCATGCCGCGCCCAGGTTCACCGATTCGTGGGAGGCGAAGCAAATCGAGAGTGCACTCGAGATCGCTAGCGCCGCAGAAGACACCGCGCCACTCATCGACGCCATCCAGTCTGTCCATGAGTATCTTATCGGCACATCCGATTCTCAGGCCGAGGAGGACCCGGGTTTTGCGCAAGTCCTCGTCTCGATTGGGGGCGCAATCGTCCCAATCGACGCCCGAATCAACGCCACCGTCGGAAGTGTAGTCGAGGCTGCCTTCGCCATAGCTTACCCGCGCGAGCCTTCCGACTACTACCTCCGTGTGGATGGGCACAGCGTCAATGGTGATGCCTTGATCACCTCTGAAACTTTTTCAATTCAGGTGTGCCTGAAGTTGAACGGTGGCGTGAAGCCCAAGGCAGTCATGGCGGCCGCCCGCAGGAAGGCGAAGAAGCAGAAAAAGGCTGTCCCCAGGAAACGCAAAAACCCCAAGCCAAAGCGGAAGTTTAACACCGCTCCCAACCTCAGCGTCCCAGTGCCCACCACGCGTTCCACAGGCCGAGCGGGGTCCGAAGCAAGACAGTCTGCGTCATTTAATGGCAAAGACTTCTGGCAGTCCATACCCTCTGGCACCTACGCTGCTGGCTCCGTGATTGTTGCCACGCCTATTGTGCCGGCACAGATGGGGCCTTGGCTCAAGACCAATCTGCAGCTGTGGGAGCGCTGGCGCGTGACAGGCATGACGATGAAGTATGTTCCGTCAGTCGGCTCCACTCAGCCCGGCAACCTGCTCATGTTTTTCGACCCCGATCCGACCAACAACTGGTTGGGGATGTCGCCCGGTCCCGACCTGATCAAGCGTGCTTTCACGCAGACGGGTAGGAAGGACTTCGCACTCTGGCAGGGCAGCTCCACGTCCAACCCGCACCACGACTTGTTGTGGACGCAAGCGCAGGGTTCTGACACCAGACTTTTCCAGGCAGGCACTTTTGTGCTCGTCACCGTTACTGGGTTCACTTCAGCCAGTGACGTTGGCGCATTGCACATGGACTGGGCCGTCACCGTCCACGACAAGACTTACAACCAGAACGCCATCACTGAGACTGCATTCTACTCGCATTACAACGCAGGTGGTCTTACCAACACGGTGGCGGCTGACGTCTCGATGTCAACCCTTGTCGCCGGTGAGCTCTTCGGAGGTCTCGGGAACAACGTCATCCCAGTTCCCGTCGGAAGGGGAGCACAGTTCGGGGTTCCCATTGCCTACTCGCCAAATTTCACTGGCAATGTCACGGACGCCTCTGGAACGGCGCGTAACCTCATCACAACCACTGCTTCCGCACTTGCCCCTGGCACCTACTGCTACAACATGACAACCGAGGGGTTCAGCACCAATGGCTGGCCAGCCGCAGGCCAGGCAGCTTCTATGTGCCCTGTGATAACGAACGGCAACATCATAGATTGGGACTACGCAGTCATCTCTGCAGACAAAGCCTCGCCTGCACCGCCCGCCGGCGCAGTGCCAGTTGGTTACACGGGTTCCATGATAGTTGAGATCTACGACGACG